GACCAGCCAAGACTGGCAACCATTAGCCCGGACCAAAAGGGATCACATGTTTGGGGTGTTGTGGAGTGGGCTCGTAAATTCATGCAGATTGATTTGATGGAATGGCAAATCGCTGCACTTTCAGACCAACTTGCGTTCTCTGATGAGGCTGGTATTGAGCTTGTGACTCGAACTTCACTTGTATCTTGTGCGCGCCAACAAGGAAAATCAGTTGCCCTCAGAGCCCTAGCAGGCTTTTGGCTGACCGAAATGCCAAAAATCCGTGGCGAAAAACAAACCGTCCTTCTTATGGCACACCGTCTTGACAGTGCAGCTGGCATCTATGAAGAGATCGCTGACATCCTCGAGCAGTACTTCGGCGCGAAACTTACGCGCTCCTATGGTCGTCTAGCTGCAAAACTTCCAGACGGATCCAAGCTTCTGGTCAGATCAGCAAAACCAAATGCAGCTCACGGTCTGTCCGTGGACCTAGCTCTTGTGGATGAGGTCTGGGGTATCGACGAAGAAGTGATCGATGGTGGTATTACGCCAACAATGCGCGCAAGACGCTTCCCTCTCCTATCAATGTGGAGCACCAGTGGCACCGAAAGCTCGAAGGTCATGATGCGCTACAGAGAGATGGGTCTTCGTCTGATTGACACTCATGAGCCAACAAACTTCCATTTCCGTGAATGGTCTCCCCCACCAGATCTTGATCCGATGGATCCCGTGGCGTGGGCATATGCGAACCCTGCTCTCGGCAAAACGCTCGAGATGTCCACCATCGAGTCAGAGTCACAACTGCCCGATCGTGCGAGCTTCCTCAGAAGTAGCGTAAATCTCTGGATAGCAACCGACCGATCGTGGATCCCACAGGGGCTCTGGACACAGCTTGCAATCACCGAACCGCTTCCAGCTGGGGGAGTGGTAGCAGTTGAGGTTGATTTCAACGACTCGCATTACTACGCCACAAGATCAGTTCTACTGCCAGACGGTCGGATCGGTGTCACAGTTGCGTTCACATGCGACACACAAACACAGCTCTGGGCTCACATCCATGAGCTTGCCAAAGACTTGAGCATCCAGTTTGCGCTCACACCTACCGTCGATCTTCAATGCCCACCATCTATTGAGCGTCGGCGCGTCGTGGTTGGTTATGCGGAGATCCTCAAATGGACTCCAGCGATCCAAGCTCTAATCCGTGAACGGCAACTTGTCCACACAGGTGAAATGGCATTAGCAGAACATGTTGTGCGCGCTGTCTCGGTACGCACTCAAGGCTCCATCGCTGTGAGCTCTCAACGCTCCCCCGGACCAATTGAACTGTGCAGGACAATGATCTTCTCATCAGCAATCGTCGCTGGTAATCGTCACGCTCGAGGCAAACCACAACTCGTCATCGTGGCGAACTAAGATCAGCGCGGAGTCGTGCGTCGAGCCTTTCGTCGGAGAAGACCCTGATGCGCGACTCCACCAGAAAACTGTGAAAGAATAGAGACCATGGCACTATTTAGCAAAGTTGGAAAACCTGCAATCGCGACTGAACACGGTCCGATCGAGATCACAGCTGCAGTTGGTGGATCCAATGTTGGCTCGTCACAAGTTGGCAACTACATCGCCTACACAGACGGTACTGGTCGTCAAAGGATGATGAGCTTGGCGGTTATTGCGCGTGCTCGAGATTTGATCTGCACCACTATCGGCGGTCTCCAAATGGAGATGTATCGAGAAATGTGGAACGGCGATGACATGGAAGAAGTTCCATTGGCTCCGCGCGCATGGCTCGCTCGAATGGACAAAAGTATTCCAAATGCGACGCTTCTCAGTTGGTTATCAGACGACCTCATCTTCTGGGGTCGCGCATTCTTGTTTGTAACGGAGCGCACAGCTGACGGTTATCCAGCGAGCTATACGAGGCTCCCGGCATCGATGTGTAGCACGCTCGACCAGCAGGGCAGTGTGTTCTTCGCACCGTCTAATCAAGTGATGTTCAACGGTATGCCGATCGATTCACGCGATCTTATCCAGTTCATCAGCCCAATGCAAGGCATCCTCTTCACTGGTCGTCGTCCAGCAGAGACCGCGATCCGTATTGAAGAGGCACGCATGCGAAACGCATCGTCAGCAATCCCAGCTGGAATCCTTCAACAAACTGGAAACTCTGAACCATTGTCAGCTCAAGAACTCGCTGATCTTGCTGCACAGTTCAACCTTGCTCGAGCAACAAATCAAACTGCAGCTCTCAACCAATTCTTGAACTACACAGAGACCAGCGCAACACCAGACAAGATGATGCTTATTGAGTCGGCTGATTACAGTGCTCGCGACCTCGGCAGGCTCTTGGGAGTCCCAAGCTATTTATTATCCGTGAGCATCGGCGCTTACAGCTACCAGTCAGCACAACAGTCACGCATGGATCTCTGGCAATACGCATGCAAGCCGATCGCAGATTGCATCACACAAACCTTGTCAAGCGACAACAATCTTCCGCATGGCACGATGGTCAAGTTTGATTTAGACGATTTCTTGAGCGATACCTACTCAGGTGGAGACATGGAAGAACCTGCAGAGATGCCAGATCAATCCACTATGGGCGCGAGCTGATCGGGTAAAGTCACGACTATGTTGAAACTTCATGCAGGACAATTCACAATCGACGCTGCAGCTGGCGACGCACCGCGACGCACCATCAGCGGAATAGCAGTCCGATACAACACAGAAGCAATCGTCAGCGACGGCACTCGAGTCATGTTCGCTCCGGGATCACTCCCATCAGACGGACCATCTCCAAAGCTTTTCATGTATCACGATGCAACCAAAGTGATCGGAACAGTGACTGCTCGAGTAGAAACCCCAGAAGGGATGCTCTTCTCAGCAAAGGTCGCAGAAACTAACCTCGGATCCGAAGCTCTTGTCCTTGCAGCTGCAGGCGCGCTTTCGGATGTGTCAGTCGGAGTTGAACCAACAAAGTTCAAGTACGACAAAAACGGTGTCATGGTAATCTCAGCAAGCAAGTGGATGGAGCTCTCGGTTGTGCCACACGGCGCATTCGACGCACCGATCCTCGATGTCGCTGCAAGTATCCACCAAGACGAAGAAGAAATAAGCAATACTGAAGAAGTAATCCCAGAAACGGAGACCCCAATGTCAGAACAAGTAGAAGCCCCAGCAGTAGTCGAGGCAGCAACAATTACACAAACCCTTTTCGCACAGCCTCGCAAAGAGTTCGCTATGCCAAGCGCAGCAGAATACATTTCCGCTGTAATGCGTGGTGACGGACAAGAGATGCACGCAAAGATCCGCGCAGCAGCACCTGATGTTGTAACTAGCGATCTGGACGGAATCTTGCCTTTGCCGATTGTCCAGCCTGTCTACAATAATTTTCGTGGCTTGCGCCCGCTCATCGATGCAATGCAGCCAAAAGCGATGCCACAGGGTGGCAAAATCTTCATCCGTCCAAAGGTCACAACCCACACTTCAATCGGTGGACCACAGACTCAGAACCAGACGATCACAGCTGGCACATTTGTAGTATCGGATGAACAAGTAACAAAACAGATCTTCGGTGGTTATGTTGATGTCTCTGAGGCTTCGATGGATTGGTCACAGCCAGAAGTTCTTTCATTGATGCTTGACGACATGGCTCGTATCTATGCGAATCAAACTGACGCTTATGCTTGCGCCGAGTTTGAGGATGGAGTCTCACAGACGGCAACACTCACTGACGCATCAAGCGCAGCTGACTGGGCATCGTTCGTGTACGAAGCTGCAACCGAGATCCTTGTGAACTCGAATGGCAACTTGCCTAACGCGCTGATCGTGTCACCAGAGTATTTCCAAGCATTGGGAACTCTCACCGATGACGCAGGACGACCACTGTTCCCACAAGTTGGACCAATGAACGCATTTGGTTCCATGAACCCAGCATCCGTGAACGCATCAGCGTTCGGCTTGCAGTTGGTTGTGGATCGCAACTTGTCAGCTCAGGTCTATGTTGGTAACACCGAAGGCTTTGAGGTATTCGAGCAGCAAAAGGGCGCGATCTCGATCGACAACCCTTCACAGTTGTCACGCACGATCGCCTTCCGTGGCTATCTTGCAACCTTGATGATCGACGCAACCAAGTTCGTAAAACGCGGCGCATAACTCAACCGGATAGGAGCCGATGTGGCAACCTACACGGTAAAGCAAAAGTACCTAGTCGATAACTTCGCTGTCCTCGAACTGCTGACACCAGCAGAGCTCGAGGTCGGCTGGGGTATTGATGTCGATGGTGTGGACGTGACATTCGATGGGACATACACCATCTACTCGTTGCCTCAATACCAGATCGTCGGGGTGGATCAACAAGGCGATCTCGTTGTAGATCCCCGTTTCCCGTTAGCGAACCAAGTTTGTTACCAGCTCGTAGCAGACAATGTTCCGCGTCAAGCTGCAGAGGGAACCCTTACTTGGACCCCTGCAACCTGCACATGGATCACATCACAGAACATCCTTGACTGGCTTGGCATCTCCGTAGCGACAGCTGCCGATCAAACCTTCACGACAAGTTGTGCTGCAGCTGCTAATGCATTCTGCTATCGCAGGCGTTACGAAGCTGGATATGTGGACTCGCTCACAGTTGTCCCTTCGCAAGATGTGAAGCTTGGAACAATTATGTATGGGGGCGGTCTCTATAAAGCTCGAGGATCTGTGGACATGTTCAGCTCATATCAAGACATGGGTCAAACCCCAGTCGCAGGAATGAACGGTCAAATCAAACAGCTACTCGGCATTGATCGCCCAGCCTGCGCATGACAATCTCCAACTACACCGACCTCTTCAATACGGCGATGAGCAACCTCTCATCAACTTTGGCAACGGCAACCTCGCTACCCATTGTGACCGATCCGCGTAACTTGCGACCCCCGTGTGTTTTTATTTCAGCACCATCGTTCACAATGTGGAACTTCAATATTGCCAAAATGACATTCCCTGTCCAGATCATCTCAATGGGTCCGGGCAACAGTGACGCACTTGGTAACATCTTGAACATGGCTGCAGCTGTAATGAACGCAAGCGTCGGAGCAACATCGGGATCGCCTACCAGCGTCGATGTCGGTGGGGTAGTTCTACCGGCATATGAGATGATGATCGAAGTACAGGCTCAGACATCATGAACTTCATCATCGCATCAGAGAAGCTTGGCAAGATTGGTGAGCTCTACATCCCAAAGGCTGGCATCAATATCGGCGCGCTTTTGGCTGATGGCTTCATCGTTGAGGCTGAGGTATCAACCACAGAAGAAGAAAAACCTGCTAAAACTAAACCTAAGAAAGCATCCAAGGAGTAATCATGGCAACTAGCACCTATCTCTCAAACCCAGTCGTCACTGTAAACGCTGTCGATCTCAGCGATCAATGCACAGGAGCAACTGTAAACATTCAAGTAGATCAACTTGAGTCCACAGCATTCGGTGACACAGCTCGCAAATATGTTGCAGGCTTGCAGACCAACTCAGTCACACTTGATTTCTATGCCAGTTTTGCTGCCACGGAAACTTGGGCAACCCTTCACAATTTGGTCGGCACATCGACAACCGTCATCGTCAAACCAGCCTCTGGTGCTGATGGAAATACAAACCCCGGACTAACTTTCACGGGAACCTTCTTGGCTGCGCTTCCAGTTGTAACTTCGCTGGGTGCTCTTGGCACCATCAGCGTGACTTTCAATGGTGGAACTTTTACCGAGGATGTAACCCCATAATCTGACCGCAACTTGGTCCGACACGAAAGCGAGAAGAAATGAAACTGCACCTAAAGGTGACAGAGCAAGGCAAAGACCCATACGAAGTCACGACCAATCTGGTCACACTCGTCGCATGGGAACGCAGGTTCAAGCGCAAAGCTTCGGACATGGCAAACGGTATTGGTGTAGAGGATCTTGCATTCTTAGCGTGGGAAGCATCCAAGCAAGCCAAGATCGTTGTGCCGGGCGAGTTCGATAAGTTCATCTCAAACCTCGATGCCGTTGAGGTGGTTGCTGAGGAAATTGAAAACCCTATCCACGCGGAACTCACCGAAGGCTTCTAGCTGAGTTGCTAGTTTCTCTTTCGTGGGCTCCGCGCTTTTACGAAGAAGAGTTTGACACCGCCGACCTACTCACTGTCACTACTGTGTTAGAGGAAAGAAACAGGAAGTGATGACATGGCAAGAACTGGCGTTCAAGTATTTGGGATAAAAGAAGATCTCAAGACGCTGAACAAACTCGCCCCAGATCTACGCCGACAAATAACAAAGGATTACCGAGAATTGATGCAGCCGACAATCTCGGATGCTCGTAATAATCTTCCAGCTGGCGTTGGCTCAACCGTAATGCGTGGCTTTGGTCGCAAATGGCGACATATTTTCCCCTGGGATAAGGCAGTTGCCAACAGAAGTATCACGGTGAAGATTGACACTCGACGCGCGCGCCAGCGAAACATGGACAAGGGTGCGCAATACGAAACCCTCAGCGCGTTTATCATTCAGCAAAAAAACCCTGCTGGCATTGTGTTTGATATTGCTGGGCGTGGTGGTCGGTCGTCGTCAAGCCAAAAGCGCAAAGGCATTACATACGATTGGAATAATACGCTGATTGAAAACATGGAAAAAACCTTTGGTAAAGCTTCGCGCACAATGTGGCCTGCAGTTGAAAAGAATACCGACAACATTGAAGCTGCAATCAGGAACATTACGGAAGAAGTCGAGCGACAGTTGACGGTCGCGTTATCTAGGAGCAATATCTAATGGCTATTCGCATCCCCATCATCACCGATTTTCAAGGTGACGGACTACAGAAAACTTTTGAGCAATTCAAGAAGCTAGAAACGAATGCGGAGAAGGCATCGTTTGCATTGAAGAAGGCGTTTGTCCCGGCATTGGCTGCGATTGGTGGTCTCACAGCTGGGCTCCTTCTCAGCGCTAAAGCTGCTGCAGAAGATCAGGCTGCACAGGTTCAACTTGCGCGTCAGCTTCAAGCAACCACTGGAGCGACATCGGGACAGATCAAAGCCAATGAGGATTTCATCAGCACATTGTCTCGAAGCGCAGCTGTCGCCGACGATGAACTTCGTCCAGCTCTTGCCAGCCTTGTCCGTGGTACAGGCGATCTCGCATCAGCACAGGACGCGCTAAAAACCGTCCTAGATGTTTCGGCTGCTACGGGCAAAGGAGTTCAAGAAGTTGCTGACGCTGTATCAAAGGCTTACGGTGGCAACACCAAAGCGATCAAGCAACTATCTCCAGAGCTTTTCAAGTTGATAAAAGACGGTGCATCAGTTGATGAAGTAATGAAGTCTCTGTCGGACACTTTTGGTGGTGCTGCATCGGCAGCTGCGAACACAGCTCAAGGCAAGTTCAAGAACCTCACAATCCAGTTAGGCGAAGCCAAAGAAGCAATCGGAACCGCGCTTCTTCCAGTTGTTGAAGTGATGGTCAAAGCATTCACAAATTTTGCTATATGGGCTCAAAAGAACACAGGCGTAATCCTCGGTATTGCTACGGCAATCGGTGCTATTGCACTGGCAATCGTCGGAGCCAATGTCGCTATGGCTGCATGGAAAGCAATCAGTGTCATCACAGCTGCAGTGAACTGGGCTTTGGCTGCATCTTTCACAGCTGTCCAGATCGCTACGGGCATCGGCATCGCCACAGTTATCGCAGGCATCGCAGCTTTCGCGTTATACAAGCGATCAATAGATGGAATGAAAAGCAGCCTTGGAGCTTTCAGCGAAGGTCAGTCGCATTCGACTCAGCAACTAACGCGAATGTCTGATGCTGGGAAACTTGCAACCGAAAAGGTCATTGATCTCGGCGGTGCAGCTGGTGGTGCTGGTGGCGCGGTGGACAAAATGGCAGAGAAGATCAAAACTGCGCGAACCGAACTTGAAAAGCAATTTAGCGACGCTCTTGATACTGCAAAGGGCAAGCTCGAAGAAGCAAAAAAGGCTTACAACGATTTCAAGACCACAGTCTCACAATCGGTCACTGGCGAGTTTTCAATCTCTGGTGCAGCTGACGCAGCAAAAGAAGCTGGGACAACAATCCTTGCCCAGCTCACACAACAGGCTCAGGGCGCTAAAGCATTCGGAAGCAAGGTCGAGCAATTGCTCAAACTCGGCATCTCGGAAAGGGCTCTCAGGAGCGTTCTAGAGGCTGGTCAGCAGGCTGGTACAGCAATCGCCGATGAACTCATTTCAGGTGGCTCAGAAGCGATTACAGGACCTAATGGGATCAACCGAATGCTGGATTCCCTCAACACGATCGCCGATGCTTTAGGGATTTTGGCTGCAGACCAGTTCTATAAAGCTGGGGTCAAGCAAGGTGAAGCGATGGTCGCTGGGATCACCGACGCAATCTCACAGGCACAAACGAAGCTCAAGAACCCGAACCTCAAACTGGCTGATGTCAAGGGCATTGGAGCGAACTTCCAGAACCAAGTTGGAGCGATCATGCTTGGACCATCAGCTGCAGCGTCAGCGTCTTTGGATCCTGCAGTTCGTAAATCAATCTCACAAGAACGCGGTGGGATGATGGCTGGAAGTGTGACAGTCAATGTTCAAGGTGCTGATCCACAACAGGTCGTGAACGCGCTTGAGCGTTATGTTCGTCAAAATGGCGCACTTCCGGACGCTCTCTTATGAGCACCACCACTTGGACGGTTCGCAATCAAACTCAGTCAGTTGATTATGCAGGCGTTCAATCGCTCAACTTTTCTACGGGTCGAGTGAGATTTATTGACAGTTATAACGGCAACACAATGTCGGTGACAATTCTCAACAACAATGAGTCCACTTTTGTGGGCAACCTTGGCGATCAACTTCGAGTCTTTCCAACCGTCAATGCTTACTACGGAAACGCAATGGTCTTTTGGATTACATCATTTATTTACAACGATGAACCCGGTTCAATGGGCAACTCGACGATCACGATATTGGCTGAAGATAACATCGCTCGGCTTGGTCGGATCCGTGTTGATGGTGTCGTAACAACAGCTGGAGATTACGCGCTCTATCAAGCTCGATCAATGATAAATACTTACGGAGCACCAGTCACAGCAGCATTCACTCCGGGCGCACGATCGGTTGCTTCTGGTCAAACCTATACAGGCTCGGTCGCAGACTTTATGCGAACAGCGTTACAAACCGAACAGGGTTATCTGACATGCAACACAAATGTGGGTTCCCCTACAGCGTCGGGTGGTTCGATCACAATGTACGGTCGAGGATCCTCAGCGCTATCGCAGAAATATGTTTTCGGTCGCACAGCATCAACAACTGTGATCGGTTATCAAGATTTTCAACGCAATAAGTTTTACGACATTTACGCAAATCGAGTCACCGTGAACCCACTTGGCTTGGCATCACAAACTGAAACCAACGCTGCAGCTGTAACTACCTACGGAACTTACGCAGTCGATCTCAACAGCATTGATGCAACGACTGGTCTCGCAGACAATCTTGCCAGTTATCTAGTGAGCGTCATGTCCGATCTAAACTTGCTAAATATCACAATCTCATTCACTGACAAAGCACAGACCAACGGTGGCGCATATCCAACAACAGATATCTATCGTGACTTTGCATCAGAACTTGGAACTCTCCAAAATTATCAATCAACAATTTATTATCGTCAGCCCGGTGACTCGAGTGATCGATCTATCAATGTAATTCTCACGGGATACTCAGTCTCGGCAACACCAAGTGGCACAACATGGACATGCAATTTTGCTCCATTTACGATTTACGCATTCTTTTTTCTCAACTCAACTACACAGGGCATTCTTGACCAGTCAAGGTTGAACTGGGGTGCTTAATACTCGCATCATTGTCTTTCACGGTCTAAGGTTGTATCACTATGGCTAACCCATTCCCTTTTACCGCTGGACAGGTGCTTACCGCTGCACAATTGAATGGCATTGGCGAAAACACTACTTTTACCCCTAGTTTCACCGGAATAACTTTGGGCAACGGAACCGCAACAGCAAGTTATACCAGAGTTCAAAAGCAAATACATTTACAAGTATTAGTTACTTTTGGATCAACAACTTCAGTCTCTGGAACAATAGGGCTAACTCTTCCCGTAACTGCAACATCTTCTGAAGTAAACTGTGCTATTGGAAATGCGCGTATTTTAGATAGCGGCTCAGGTTACTTTTCAGGACAGATTTATCTGGCAGCAACAACAACTGTTTACTTGACTCTGCAAAATACAACAGCAACTTATGCTGTGGATACCTTTTCAAGCGCAACAGTCCCTATGACTTGGGCAGTAAATGATCAACTCGGATTCGCAATCAACTACACGGCGGCATAATGAAAACTAAAGAACAATACGCGCAAGAATGCAAAGATCAAAACCCTGAGATGATGGAAATCATCAACGGCGTAGAACGCACTCTTACCAAAAAAGAATACGATGCTGCAGTTGAAGCTTGGGCTTTGATGCGCTGGTATCAAGACAACCCAGACCAACAGCCAGCACCAACACCATTCGGCTAATGCGATGGATACTCAGGTTGTGGTGGCTTGCGTCGGTGGCGGTTTCGCTGTACTCGTGGCGCTTATTAGCAAAATCGGCAGCGACAACAAAAAAGACCACGGGCAAGTACACCAAACGCTTGGCCGAATAGAAGAAAAGATTGACCACCATGTTGAAAATCACCTCTAAAGACAAAGCAATGTTTGCCAGTTATCTGCGTTCGGTCGTAGGCGCGCTAATTGCCGTTTACTCAACTGGCACCACAGACCCACGCGACTACGGCAAAGGTGCAATCGCAGCAATCATCCCACCATTGCTCCGCTGGGTAAACCCTAAAGACGCAGGCTTCGGGCGTGACAGTAGCCGAAGCTAAAACCGGAGTCCCTAACGCTAGGGATTACATCGGCAACGCTGACGGTCCAGCACCTAAACCTCGAGCTGGGATGGATGAATGGATCCGTCAAGCAATCGCAGCATCAAAAGGATCGCTTTGGAATAACGGATCTTGGGGTCAGCGCGACATGCGCGGAAAGCCCGGATCACTTTCGGTTCACGCCACTGGCAGAGCTGTAGATCTTTCATATCGCAAGAGTGAGCAACATCCAAAAGCGTCACGCAAAGAAGCACTGATTTTTATTGACAAACTTGTAGCGAATGCCAACGACCTCGGTCTCCAGTGCATCCTTGACTACTTTCCACCACCACAAGGTCGAGCATGGCGTTGTGATCGTTACGCATGGCAGACTTACGACAAGCCAACAATCCACGGAGCTCCGGGTGGAGATTGGTTTCACATCGAGATCACACCACAAGCTGCAGACTCAGTAATCTGGGTCAAAGCCGCGTTTCTAAAGGTCTTCGGGGAAATCCCACCTAAAGCTTGACCGATGCCCTAAGGTCGAATTACCGACGGAAGGCAAGTGACTATGAGTGAACCACAGTTCTTTGATTACAGCGTCTATGTAGGCGTGATGGATAACGGACAAGAGATCCTCGTACAAATCTTCACAGAGCCCGAAACGGGAAAATATCTACTAGGACAAATTGCATTCAGATCACACGCTTCATCATGGGGCGTGCCTATACCACTGGAGAAAAGATGAACTACTTTGCAGAAAAATTGATTGGGCTAGTACTTTGTACAGTCTTTGGGGTTACGGCTCTCACAGGGGCTCCTAGCGCGTCTAAAGAGCCTTCTGGGACTATCGCCCTAGCGCCAATGAGCGTCCAGCCATACCTCATTGAGCCAACTACGACGACTAGCTCAACGATTTACATTGACCCATACACCAGCGCTTGCGAACAGTTTTCAGCTTTGGCGATCAACCTCGGCTGGGACCCAGATCAGCGCACTGTCCTTGAGTCGATCATGGCTCGCGAGTCCAGCTGCACACCGAACGCATTCAATCGCAAAGATCCAAATGGTGGATCCCGTGGGCTTCTGCAGCTGAATGGAAGCTGGAACAAATGGCTCATCGACAAAGGCATCATCGCAAAGCCAAAAGATCTACTAGACCCCGTTGCTAACTTGCGCGCAGGATTAGCCATATACAACTACGGAATGGACCGCTACGGCTTCGGCTGGGGTCCTTGGAGCGTCAAATGAGCGAAGGTGTTGCATTCAATCAAGGTGAACTAACGGAAGAAACACGAAACATGGTCATGCACCAAAAGGTCATCATGGGTCTCATGGATGACATCATGGCGATCAGTACCAACCCTCACGCATCAATTATTCGTCGTCTTCGCACAATGAAAAACATGCTCTCGCTGAATGATCCGATGCCGATCTACGATGTGACTACACTCGACTTAGCAATCAAAGCGCTTGAAGCGCACTCATAGAAAAGGCATCCGACATGTCCGACCATCAGCCAGAACTATTCCAAAT